CGTGTAGGCATATTTCGCCCAAGGTTGGGATAATTTATCTTGCTGATAGTAGCTGCGATATGCAGCCACGCTATCGCTGCATTTGTAATCATCCGGCATACACTGCGGCACATCTGTCAACGTTTCGTTAGATGATATGGCGCTTGGCGTAACAGCCAGCGGCGCGAGCAAACGCTGGGTTTTGTGCGTTTTATTGTAACGCCGAGTGTATTCCGCACAAAGCGCAGTCAGGTGCAAGTGCGTCCAATGATAATTTGCAACGCATTCCCGAACCCACACGGCACTTGGATGATTTTTATGCGTGGCCTTATATAAACCAGCGTCATCTGCATATTCGTCGCCATCTAGCAAACGATGCGCGGTGCTAAGTAGCTGCGCCGTTTCGAGGATCATTTTGACAACGTGCTTGTCGCACTGCGCCTTTGCGGATTCAATAGGGCATTCGTCTAAATAAAATATATTCACGACGCCACCAACTCCCCATCGCTCAAGCGTTCAATCTCAAACTGCCGCAGTTTAGGCGGATGGTCGCCCCAGCGATATGTACCGTGCAGCCCAATGCCGAGCGCCTCGGCCATTTTCTTGCGGTCGCCAAAGTAGGCAATAGCTTCGTCCGTTGTCATTTTTTTTGCTCCTGTGTGAAATTAACTGTTTACACCATAATACAATATGTGTTTATATGTAAATACAAAATCGCAACCGGATAACCCAACCGCGATTAAGCAGGAGAAAACGACATGAACGACCTTGATGTAATGTACGACGACCAAGGCATTGTAGAAGCCGCCCTTTCAATCGCCCGCACGGTTCGCGACGACGTACCGGCAGGGCGCTGGACCCGCACAGCGGTTCTTCCCGGCATCGGCGCTACCATCAGCGCGATGGCAAGCCGCCTCAACCATACCGCAGCGGCGGCAGAACTTAAATTATTTGGCGATTACGTTGTTGAGACTTTCGACAACGACGATTTGGACGGCTTGATTCAGGATTATCTGGTCTGCGCTCAAACGCTGGTCGAAGACGACCGTTACTATAACTAAACCCACAGGAGATAAAAAATGGCTATCAATCTACAAAATACAAACACCGTATCGGCCAGCAGCATCAAGCTGCTGGTCTACGGCCAAGCGGGCGCAGGTAAAACCTCGCTCATTCCGACCATGCCCAAGCCGGTGATATTGTCGGCGGAAGGCGGGCTGCTTTCTATCGCCGGGTCAGACATACCGTTTATCGCAGTCAACAGCATGGACGAACTGCGCGAGGCTTACACATGGCTAGCCGGTTCCGACGAGGCCAGAGCATACGACAGCGTGGCGCTGGATAGCATCAGCGAGATTGCCGAAGTTTGCCTCGGCCATGAAAAGGCCAAAGCAAAAGACCCTCGCCAGGCCTACGGCGAGATGCAAACCACTATGGCGGAGGCAATTCGGTCTTTCCGCGATCTGCCAAAGCACATCCTGATGACGGCGAAACTGGAAAAGGCGCAAGATGAAATGGGGCGGGTGCTGTACAGCCCATCCATGCCGGGCAATAAAACCGGCCAATCGCTGCCGTATTTCTTTGATCTGGTGCTGGCGCTTCGCGTTGAAAAGGATGCCGAAGGCGTATCGCAGCGCGGATTGATGTGTGACAGCGACGGCCTTTGGCAAGCCAAGGACCGCAGCGGCAAGCTGGATCAATGGGAAACCGCAGACCTCGGCGCAATCATTGCCAAACTTGGAGCAAAATAATGGACGACCTCACAATGATGGAAAATCTCAGCCAGAACTGGCTTGACGCAAAGGAAGCCGAAAAGGTTGCAACCGAACGTCGGCGCGAACTGGAAGACAAACTTCTTTCCTTGATCGGCGTTGCCGAAAACATGGAGGGTACTGAAAATGTTGAAACGGACGGAGGATATAAAATCAAAATCACTGGACGCATGACTCGCAAAGTCAACGGCGAACGCATCCAAGAAATTGCAGCGGAGGAGGGGCTAACAGATCATTTGCAGAGCCTGTTCCGTTGGAAGCCGGAGGTCAATATGTCCGCGTGGAAAAGCGCAGACAAAGCGATCACCGGGCCGCTACTTGGCGGCATCACTACCCAGCCCGGACGGGCTTCATTCACCATTACAAAAGGATAATCTAATGGCTTTTCTCAACGAAACTTTTGACATTGCTGAAATGCCGGTTACGGAGCAGCGCAGCTTCGACCCGGTGCCAGCAGGATGGTATACCGCAGCAATTGCGGGTGCCGAACTAAAAACTACCAAGGCCGGAACGGGTAACTACATCGCTGTGCGGTTTGATATCACCGGCCCGGAGCATCAGGGGCGCGTGGTCTTCACAAACTTGAACACCCGCAACCCAAACCCAAAAGCAGAAGAAATCGGGCGAGCGCAGCTTGGTGACATCATGCGGGCTACCGGAGTTGCAAAGCTGGAAGACACTGACCAGCTACTTGGCGGCAATTTGTCAATCAAGGTCACGGTCAAAAACGACCCGACCTATGGCCACGGCAACGAGGTCAAAGGCTTTAAGGCCGTTGACGGCTCCGCACCGCCAATAGCTGCCGCACCCGCTGCGGCTGCACCGGCAGCACCATCCGCAGCCCCGCCTTGGGCAGCTAAATAGCAAGGAAGGCCGGGGGCTAATAACCCTCGGCCATTTTTACATGACAGCAATACCCCCACCCATTCACACCATCGCCAATCTGATTGACGAACACCATGCCAGCCAGCCGGACGAACCGCGTCTACACCTCGGCGGCTCTATGCTGGGCCATCCCTGCGACCGCTGGCTCTGGCTGTCGTTTCGCTGGGCAGTGCGCGAGAAATTCCCCGGTCGTATTCGCCGCTTGTTTCGGCGCGGTAACAATGAAGAAGACATCATCACGGACGATCTAAAAGCCATCGGCATTGATATCAACAGCACAGGCGACGATCAAATTTTTCTGGATATGGGATCGCACGTCGGCGGATCGGTTGATGGCATCATTGAGTCCGGCGTCCCTGGCGCGGAGAAAACCCGCCATATTGCGGAGTACAAAACCCACGCCAAAAAGTCTTTTGAAGATTTGGAAAAGAAGGGTGTGCAAGCATCCAAGCCGATGCACTGGGCGCAGATGCAGGTCTATATGCTTGGCACTAAAATCGAACGTGCGCTGTACGTTGCCGTATGCAAAAACGATGACCGCCTTTATACCGAGCGAGTGAAATATGATGCAAAAGCCGCTAAGAACTTACTAGATCGCGGACGACGCATTGCCACGACCGAACGCATTCCTGCACCGATATCAACAGATGCAAGCTGGTATCAGTGCAAGTTTTGCCCGGCGCACAGCTTCTGCCATAAGGAGCAACTAACCCAGCACGTTAATTGCCGGACCTGCGCTCAATCTACGCCGGAGGATGATGGCACATGGTCATGCGCTAGATGGGAAAGCAAGAACATTCCCGGCGACTTTCAGAAGACCGGCTGCGATAGCCATGTGCTGCACCCTGATTTGGTGCCGTGGCCTGTAAAGGATAGCAACACGCCACACGAAGCCGTGTATGAGATTAATGGCAAGGACATCCGCAACGGTGAGGGTGATGCTTACGTTTACAGCAGCGAGGAATTGATCGCTGGTGGCAACGCTTGCGCTGATGACGGTGTGCAGCAGGTGCGGGAAGCGTTCCCCGGCGCGGAAATTGTGGGGGTGCGGGATGCTTCGTGATTACCAGCGCCGCACCATTGACCAGCTTTACAAGTGGTTCGCGGATGGTCGTAAAGGCCATCCGTGCATTGAACTGCCGACCGGATCAGGCAAAAGCCATATCGTTGCTGCGCTCTGCAAAGAGGCAATCCAGACATGGCCGGAAACCCGCATCCTGATGCTGACGCACGTTAAAGAACTGATCGAACAGAACGCCGAGAAGATGCGCGACCATTGGCCCAACGCACCGCTAGGCATTTATTCGGCGGGTATGCGACGGCGGGATATTGGCGAACCGATTACGTTTGCCGGTATTCAGTCGGTGCGGAATAAAGCCGACCAGATCGGCCACGTTGATCTGGTGCTGATTGATGAATGTCATCTAGTAAGCCACAAGCAGGAAGGCGGCTATCGCAAGCTGATTGACGACCTGACATCAATTAACCCGGCGCTGCGGGTGATCGGCCTGACAGCCACGCCGTACAGGCTAGGCCACGGCTATATCACCGACGAGCCAGCGTTGTTTTCGGATATTATTGCGCCGGTCAGTATTGAAGAATTGATCTTTAAGAAACACCTCGCACCGCTGCGGTCCAAGCTGACAAATCACAAGTTATCTGTTGATGGCGTACACAAGCGCGGCGGCGAATATATTGAAAGCGAACTGCAAGCCGCCGTGGATACAGACGATCACAATGCGGCAACGGTGGATGAGGTTATTAGCTTGGCCGGTGATCGCCGGTCGTGGCTGTTCTTTTGTGCCGGTGTAAAACACGCCTATAACGTGGCGGATATTTTGAATGC